TTTACTGGTGGATCAACTAGGTTTGACCCAGCTGAAAATAAAAGATTAGTTGCTGCTGTTGATATTTATGAATCAGATTTTGGAGCATTAACTGCTGTACCAAATAGATTTATGCAACAAAGATCAGCTTATGTTTTACAACCTGATATGTGGGCAGTTTCTTATCTAAGAGATTTCCAACTACAGGATCTAGCTCAAAGTGGAGATGCACAGAAGAAATTCTTACTTGCAGAGTACACTCTTGAGTCAAGAAACCAAGCTGCCTCTGGTGGTATATTCGATTTAACTACAGCGTAGTTATAACTTTTATGGGGGGGTATTTATACTCCCTCATAATATTCAATAATAATTTTGTTTTCTTTGAAGATTTAATATCGGAACGAAGCAATACAAAAAAAAGGAAAAGACAATGAGAACACTAAACGATTACTTTATAAGTGGAATAATACCAAATGTATCATCTGCATCATCAACTTTTGTTGTTGTGCCTGATGGTGGAAGTATTATCAAAATAATTACACACAATGCAGTTGTTACTACTGGAACAGCAGCCATCTCTTTTGAAATAGGTGGTGTTGCAATTACTGGAAGTGCAATTAGTCATACAGCATCTGGATCAGCTAGCAGAGTTAAAACAGTTGCTCCAACTGCTTTAAATAGAGTTGAAGAAGATGGTACTGTTGAACTTATCACAAATGGTGGTTCATCAAACGCATCAGCTATGGCTGTAACTCTTGTTATCAGAAGATAATTACAAATTTTGTGGGGATCTTGTCTAGCGATACTTCCCCACAAATACTAATCAATTAAAAGGAAATAAATTATGCCAATGGGAATGGGAACTTATGGTTCTAAAAAAGGTCGACCAAAAAAAAGCAAAAAGAAAAAATCAAAATCTAAAAAAAAAGGGAAATAAGTTATGAGTTATAATTATGGTTTAAGACCTGGAGCTACACAAAAAGTTTCTTTTACTGCTGCAAGTATTAGAACTGCAAACCCTCTAGGATCAGATACAGAATATGTAAGAATATCTGCTACTAAAGCTTGTCATGTTAAAATTGCTGCTGGTGGAACACAAGCAACAGCAGTTGTAGATGGTACAGTAAGTTCAAGTGCAACAGTTAATTTTAATGGTGTTGTTAATGGATTATCTGAAATTAAAGTTGGGCAAATAGTTGAGGGTACTGGAATAACTGCCCTTAGAACAGTTGCAACAATTGTAAGTGCAACAAGAATTACTTTAAGTGGAACAGCATCAATTGATAATGATGTAGTTATAACTTTTATTGATCCTTTAGCTCCTGTTGCAGTTGTTACTGATATGTATTTACCAGAAAATGAAATTGAAATTGTTAAGTGTGAGCCAAACTCAAAAATAGCTGCAATCAGAAATACTTCTACAAGTGGCGATTTATTTGTTACTGAAATGACAGGCTAATTTTGGCAAAGCAGAATTTTAGCAGTTTTATTCCTAGAGATAAACCACCTAAGAGAAAAGGTGTTCATAAAAAATCTCCTTCAAAAAGTGAGAAATTAAATATGAAACTTACTAGATATAAAGGTCAGGGAAGATAATGGGAAAACTTAGAGTCGATAATGATGGTGTAACAACAGAAACTTTCCATGATAACGAAGATAAAGGTGTTATCCAAGAAAGAGCTGTTGATATAAAACCAATTATAGATCACAATAAAAAACTATACACTCAGAATGATGGTTATTCACCTGATAAAGGGTTGAAAAGAGTAGCATCAGTACCTTCTATTGTCCTTGAAATATGGGCTAAAGAATACAATGGCGATATGAACAAAGGTAATTGGTTTGGTTTGCCAAAAGAAGTTCAAACAAAAATTCTCAAAGAAAAATTAAACAGTTCTGATTATAGATATTTTAGAACAGCACCAGGAAGATTTTAATGGCATTAAGTACATACACAGGATTAAAAGCATCACTTGCAAATTGGTTAAACAGATCAGATTTAACAACTGAGATAGGTGATGATTTTATTAAATTAACAGAAGCTGACTTTAATTCTAAATTAAGAGTTAGATCAATGATAACTCAAGTTAGTATAACTGTTGATGCAGAAACTGCTGCACTACCAACTGACTTTTTACAAATTAGAGATTTTTATATTTTAGCTGGTCAAACAAAAACTCCATTGATTTATTCAACACCAGCAACAATGGATGCAACAAGTGGAACATCAACTACTGGCAGACCAAGTACATTTACAATTTTAGGAGATACAGTTAGATTCTCTCCAAAACCAGATGCAACTTACACAGCTAAAATGAATTACTTTAAAAAATTCCCAGCTTTAAGTTCATCAGTTGCAACAAATTATATTTTAGAAAGTCATCCAGCAATTTATTTGTATGGATCATTATTTCATGCAGCAAACTTTTTAGGTGGTATCAATCCACAACAAATCCAAACTTGGCAACAAATGTATGCAACAGCTATGGAACGATTAGAGTTAAACGATAGAGAAGATGAATACAATGGAAGTCCGTTACAAGTTAGAACTGTAACCTCAGTAAGATCTCCATTTGTTTCAATTTCTTAACAACAGGAAAAAAAAATAATGCAATTACCTTTTGGCGAATGGCTACCAGATCAACCAGATCATTTGAATCCTGGTGCAACTGTGGCGACTAACGTCTACCATGCCCAAACTTCATACAAGCCTGTAAAGGGTTTAGTATCTTATAGTGGTACATCAACAGTTACACAAAATGCAAAAGGTGCTGGATCGTTTCGTAATAATGAAAACACAGTATTCACTTTTGTAGGAACAGAAGATACTATTTATCAACTAGCATCTGGATCTTTTGTAGATAAAGGAGCTGGTGGATTATTTTTAACTACAGCTAAAGCTACTTGCACAATTACAGTTTCAGATTATGCAAATATTGGAGCTAGTAAAACTATTACTTTAAAAAAAAATGATGCTTCAATTGTTGTATTTACTTCAACAACTGGCACAGCATCTGGCACTCAGTTTAAAGTAGAAACAAATAATAATACAACAGCAACAAATTTAAAAACTGCAATTAATGCTCATGCTGATTTTACAGCAACAGTTGCAGATGCAGTAGTGACTGTAACAAGAGCAGCAGTAGGTAGATTAAATTTAACTAATGTTTCATCAGATACTGTAAGATTAACAACAACAAATTTTATTGGTGGAACTCCTTTAAGTGGAACTGCTAATGACTTTATAACTTTTACTCAATTTGGTAATTTTGTAATTGCTACAAATGGTGTAGATGTTCCTCAATATTTTTTAATGGGTACATCAACAGGATTTGTTAATTTACAAGCTCTAGCAGACGCATCAGGTTCTGGAACAGTACCAGCTAAATTTAGAGTTTCAGGTGTGATAAGAGATTTTTTAGTAACTGGTAATATAGAGGGTGCAAAAAACAGAGTTGCATGGTCAGGATTAAATGACATTTCAACATGGGAAGCTGGTGTTAAATCATCAGATACTCAAGACTTGCCAGGCTCTGGTGGACAAGTAGTTGCAATAACTTCTGGTGAAGTTGGATATGTTTTTAGACAAGATCAAATTATAAGAATGGATTTTGTTGGAGGAGCAACAATATTTCGTTTCTCAGTAATCTCTCCAAATAGAGGAGCTGTATTTGGACAAACAGTTTGCCAAGACAACAGACAAATTTTCTTTTACGCATCAGATGGATTTTTTCAAATCAATGGCGATCAAGTATTGCCGATAGGAGCTGAGAAAATAAATAGATTTTTTGATAGTGATTTAAATAAAGCATATACAGATAGAATTACTGCTGCTGTTGATCCATTTAATACTTTAGCAATTTGGTTATATCCCTCAAAAGATAATCCAAACACAACTGGTATTTGTGATAAAATGTTAATCTATAATTATGTAACTCAAAAATGGTCAATTGCAAAAATTAAAGCATCACAAATCTTTAAACAATTTGTAGTAGCTAACACAGTTGAGTTAATGGATATTATAAGTGAGAACTTAGATGAAATTAATATTTCATTAGATACTCCATTTTGGACAACAGGGCATTTGTATTTAGGTGCTATTGATGAAAATTTTAAAGCAGCTATTTTTTCTGGAAAAAATTTAGAAGCCGAACTTGAAACTAAAGAAACAGAATTGTTTCCAGGTGCAAGAGCAAATGTAACTGGTGTTAGACCAATTGTAGATGCTAGTGCAAATGTAATTGTTAAAACTAGAAATAAATTAGCAGATACAGTTACATCATCAGCATCAAGTTCAATGAACGAATCTGGTATAAATCCAGTTAGACAATCTGGTAGATATATTAGAGCCAATGTAAAAATTCCAGCA